TTTCTCCTTCTTCGCTGGAGACCATAGATAAAGCAGTTTTAAACTATGTTGATGAGAGACTAAATGTGGCCGTTTCAACAAATAATGGCTTTAAAAAGGTTCCAGTTTTGTGGGTAACAGCTGAGCGAGCCTATCAGATAAAACATAATAAAGATTTGAGAGATAGCGAAGAAACTTTAATATTACCTTTGATTACTGTGAATCGGACAAGCATAGAAAAAAACCCAGCGTCAGAATTTGCTATTCCCGCAGCCAATATTCCAGAAGTCCGCGACGCTATGGGGGGCACTATTACAATAGCAAGAAGGATAGACCAAAAAAAGACTGCTGAATTCCAAAATGCTTATTCTAAACGAAAATATGGGCGTTCTACGTGGCCCACCGTAAAGGCCAATAGGACCGTATACGAGACTATATCAATTCCATTCCCAACGTGGATCGCTGTAAATTATGAAATCTCTGTTCGGACTGAATATCAGCAACATACCAATGAAATTTTAAGAAAATTTATTAGACAGGGAGGCCTCAACAGAATGCCTTTTAGAATTGAGAGTGATGGCCATAAATTTGAAGCTTTTATAGATGGTTCGTTGACTAATAATTCTAATGTAGCCAATATAGGGATGGAACAAAGAAATTATGAAACTTTAATTGGCTTTAAAGTGTTGGGATATCTCTTCGGAGACGGTGACAACCAAGAGAAGCCCAATATCGTTAAAAGAGGGAATGCAGTCGAGGTTAAGATTCCCCGTGAACATGTAATTTTTGGGGATGTACAAGACTTCCTAGATAAATCAGGCTTTTATAGAGAGTAAAGGTTGTTTCAAGATTTATTTTACTATTTATCATTGAACGCTAGAGTTTATATAGGAGAATACAACAGATGCCAGTAGATAGTTTTAGGTTTGTATCACCCGGTGTTTTCATTAATGAAATCGATCAATCCCAGATACCTACAGCTAATGTAATAGCTGCGGGTCCTGTAATTTTCGGAGTAGCCCAAAAGGGCCCCGCCCTAGTCCCGACCAGAGTGTCGAGCTTTTCTGAATTCGTTAACGTTTTTGGACAACCGATGCCCGGCGCCTCCCCCGGCGGCGACAGCTGGAGAGAGGGTAATACTTCGAACCCTACATATGGTGCATACGCCGCACAAGCTTATCTTGCTAATGGTGCACCCATAACTTTCGTTCGTTTAGTCGGTGATCAAGAGTCCGGCGGTACTGCTGCCGGTTGGGAAATTACACGAATGGGTACTTCCGCGGTGCCTACGATCGGAAGTAGTTATGGTCTCTTTATGGTGGGAAGTGGGAGCCAAGGCGTGAATCCGGTCGTAGATGTTCTCCGTTATGGTGAAGGCATATTGGCTGCAGTTTTCCACTTGAGTGGTAGCGACACCACTATAGAAATAGCCGGCAACGTACAGAGCGACATAGGGTTCCCAGACCCGCAAAATGCCGCCGCAACGATGGTAATGCCCTCTGTAGTTGGCGACAATCAAGAATTTAGGGTACGAATCTCTGGATCTCAAGAAATTATTGAAACGACATTTAATTTTGATCCCAAAAGTTCACGCTATATCCGCAAAGTATTTAATACAAACCCGCATCTTTTGAATAGTCAGGTCACGCCCAGTGTCAACCTTAAACAGCATTTGCTGGCAGAGTCTTATGAAAGAGCAGTAATCGACACCATAGGGAATCTCGACACCGGCGCCGACATTTCAAGAACTAATTTCTCTGGAACATTAGGTGTTCTTGTTGGCCTCAAGAGTGGGTCAGCGGGCGCGTGGGGAGGCAACTTTAGACAGGGTTATACAACCCCTGGTACTCCTTGGATCGTCGGCCAGGATCTCACAGATAATTCTGGCAGTTTTGATGTTAATCAGACGGTTCAGCGCCTATTTCGGGTTATGTCAAAAGAAGGCGCCCGTTATGCACAGTCTAACTACAAGATTTCGATTGCTGATATTAAGCCATCCTCCAATCCTTTGCACGCAGCATACGGAACCTTTACATTGCTGGTTCGAGATATTAAGGATACCGATGAAGATCCGCGAATTATAGAACAATATAATAATTTGAATCTTAATCCCGGATCTAATAACTTTATTGGAAAAAGAATCGGCGATAGGTCTTTCTCATATGACAGCGTAAATCAGAAGTGGAAAGAGACTGGACAATACCCAGTTCTATCTGACTTGATTCGCGTTGAAATGGATGAAACTGTTGAAAATGGTAACCATGAGGCGGAACTTCTTCCCTTTGGTTTCCGTGGTATTCCTGTATATAGTGGTGCAAACTTTGAAAGTGGGTCGGCAACGATTCTTAATTATGCTCTCCGCCGCTCCGCCGCGGACCCCAACGCCGCAACCAACTACCCACTCATTTACGGCAACGGCGGCATATCAAGCAGCGTGTCTATTCTCGCAAGCGGTGGCAGCGGCTCCGTTCCCGCGGATGCCCTGAGTGCCGCACAGCGCGCCGGCCCGGAGGGCGGCGGTGCAGCCGGCATGCCAGGCGCTATTGATTTTGGAATTTTCCGGGGCTCCGCCGGCGACGGCTCTCATATCTTTTCAGCAAGTGTGGTATTCCCGACGTTACCTCTGCGTAATTTGGCTTCTGATGGTCGATTGTCGAAGAAGACTGATGCTTTCTTTGGACTTACGACCAACCAAGCCGCCGAAACTCTTGTTTTTGATGGATCCATTAGAGATTTGGTTACAATAAAGGCAACCAATGTGGGAACCTATAATACGATCTTGGGCCCGGGATTCTCACTAGATGATTTGGTCTATAACAGTGGCGACGCGTCCTACAGCGGATCTGATATCTTTATTTATAATGATGTCATCGCCGGCACCGGCGATCCGGTGTCGTCGCCCAATGACGGCAATCTTCGCCGCGGCACTCCCGAAGGCGCGCGGCGGAAGGGCACTTCGATGACAGCTGCGAGTGCCTCCTATAGAGAGGTTCTTGATCAGGGATTTGATAGGTTCACGGTACCGATGTATGGCGGTTTTGATGGGTTTGATATTTTTGAAAAGAATCCTTTTAATAACACGCGTGCATTGGGCACCACTTCGAAGACAACTTCGGATTTCCCGATGTATTACACTCTTCGAAAGGCAATCGATTCAGTGAATGATGTGGATCAGGTTAACATCAATATGGCCGCAATGCCCGGCGTTACTGATTCGCAAACAACTGACTACTTGATTGCAATGGCCGAGGCAAGAAAAGATACATTAGCAATTATCGATCTTGCAGATGGTTTTATTGCACCGACAGAGGGTACCGAGTCTTTCTCCGATCGTGTCGGCAGTTCTGTAGACACGGTTTCGTCAGTTAAGGATCGTAACTTCAATTCAAGTTATGCAGCCGCCTACTATCCATGGGTACAAATTCATGATAGTGCTTTAGGAGCGAGACTGTGGGTTCCACCCTCCACCATCGCCCTAGGTGTGTTGGCCGCATCAGCAGCACGCTCGGAGCTCTGGTTCGCACCAGCCGGCTTCAACCGCGGCGGCCTTAATAATGGAAATGCTGGTCTTAATGTGGTAAATGTGATCGACAAGCTTACAGCTACGCAGAGAGATAACCTTTACGACGTGAACGTTAATCCAATTGCATCTTTCCCGGCTGAAGGAATTGTGATCTTTGGTCAAAAGACACTGCAAGCTACGCCTTCTGCTTTGGATCGAATCAATGTTCGCCGATTAATGATTTTCCTTAAGAAGGAGATTAGATTGATCGCAAATGATATTCTTTTTGATCCCAACGAGCAGGTTACGTGGAATCGTTTCTTAAATCAGGTCAATCCGTTTTTGTCCTCAATCAAGAATCGTTTCGGACTTTCTGACTACAGAGTTATTTTGGATACTTCTACGACGACGCCTGATATGATTGACAGAAATATTATGTATGCCAAGATTCTCTTGAAGCCCACGCGTGCGATTGAGTTTATTGCACTTGATTTCGTGATTACCAGATCGGGAGTGGATTTTGGATAATAAATGGGGGGATTTAGTTCCCCTCACTATTTAATTTAAAAGAGGATATTAACAATGGCAGAATTCTGGAGCTCAGCAACAACCGAACCAAAACGCTCACATCGCTTTTTGGTTTCATTTGATTTACCAAGCGGCACAAGCACGCAAATTTTTGCGATC